CTGGGTCAGCAACATTTCAGATGGACCTCCTTCCAGCATCTACGGTCGCCCGCTGATCTTCAGCGAGAAGGCTCAGACGCTCGGAACGGCTGGTGACATCTACTTTGTGGACCTGTCCTACTACGTCATCGCAGACCGGCAGGCAGTCACGATGGCAGCGAGCGAGCATGTGCGATTCACTAATGACGAGATGGTCTGGCGATTTGTTGAGAGGATCGACGGTCGCCCGTGGATTGACTCAGCCCTGACTCCTCGCAACGGTTCCAATACCCTCAGCCCGTTTGTGAACTTGGCTGCTAGGGCATAAATAATCGACCCGGCGACTTCCGGGGATACCTGAATCAACAGGAGGCGGAATTTTGAGTTATAGACTCAGCGAAGACGCAGCGATTGCGCTGCTTGATCCTTCGTCCGGGGACGTTGGCGGAACCACTCTGGCGACGGGGTATGTTTCGATGGCGAACTTTGAGCGGGCGATGGCATACGTGGAGCTTGGGACGTGGAACGGGTCTGATGATCTGGACCACTGCCGCATTGAGCAGGCCACGGACTCTTCGGGTACATCGATGAAGGAACTCACCACTGATGCAAGCGGTGGGAACTACGACACCGATAGCCCGATAGATGCTGACGGCAACTTTGTGATTATCGAAATTCGTGCCGAAGACCTCGACACGGACAACGGCTTTGACCACATTCGATTCGTTGTCGGCGAAGACGGCAACAGCGGCACAGACGACCTCGGCGGATTCTTGGTCCGATATGGCGCAGCCTACCGGCGCAAGGAATTAACCGGGGCTGCCTCCAGTGGCGCTCAGGTTTACGTGGACCCGAACACATAACCGATGGATCTTGTAGCAGTTTGTCCGGTCTGTAAGTCAGTACCAACACTTGGGTCTAAGTGCTGCGAGCGATCGGACGAGCTGCGGAACTCCTCCATCCCGGCTGGCGGCAAACGGAACAAGCGATTGTTCCGCCCGCCAGTCGATAAGTTGTATCAATCGAGCGAGATTAAGAAATAGCCAGAGTCGTCCGAGAGGACGCTTCAGAAAGAAGCGACAATGGCACAGCTACATTCACGATACGTTAGAGGGTCTCTGGCCTTCTATGAGGGTCACCGGCACAGGCTGGTTCATGCGATCGGCAAGGATGTCTTTCAGTATGAGCTAACAGCTCCCGATCTGAACGCAGACACAGCCGACCCGACGGGCTGGACTTCGACAGTTGTTGAGGCTGGATCGGGAACGACCGAGTTCTCTCCAAACAACACAGCCGGGCGTGTGGGAACAATCACCTGCGCGGCCAATGAAAACGACGGCGGAAGCTATCAGCTTCTCGGCGAGAACTTTGAGTTGACCAGCGATCAGGATATTTATGTCGGCGCGCAGTTACAGGTCAACGACGCTGACCAGACCGATCTATTCTTTGGCCTAGCGATCACAGACACAGCGATTCTTGGCGGTGTCAGTGATGCGGTTTATTTTGAATCAGTTGATGGCTCGGCCACGCTTTCGACTGTGACCGAAAAGGACTCCACTGAGACGCAAAACGACTCGGTCGGTACGCTGACCGATGCGACCGACATCGTGCTTGAGTTTTACTGGGACGGATCGTCCGTCTATTTCTACGTTGACGGTTCTCAGGCATCAAACATCCACACGGCCAACATCCCGGACGATGAGGCGCTTCGCCTGTCGCTGGAGTTCTTGACCGGCGAGGCCGTGGCGAATACGTGCAACGTGAAGTGGCTTCGCGCCATTCAGATTGGACGCTAATCATGGCAGCAAAAAAAGAAATAACGGCCAAGGCTGATCCTCAGAATCCGAACACGGTCATACTGTCGAGCTGGCCGACGGCAAGACAGAAGACTAAGGCCTTGAAGGATCAGGTGGCGAAGATCACAAAGGCGGACAAATAATGTCGCTCGGCAACGCTGTCAGCTTTGACGTGAACAATGCTACCTCGGCAGATGTTGATGCTGCGGTGGCGGCGGCGACTGGCCTGCGGCTCATGGGATTTTCATGTCGGGAGTCTGCCGGGTCTGCGGCGGTGGCAGCTTTTAACATCAAGCACTCGGCCACGGGCGGAGCCGGGACGCAGGCCGTCTCGGTAGAGCTTGCGGCGAACGGGTCACTGACGCAATGGTTCGGGCCGCAGGGCATCGACGTGGCCACAAACGGCCTATCAATTGAACGGGTTGCTGGGACGTTCGACTGCACTTTGTTTTACATGACCACCCACCCCGGCGCATAACCGTGAGCTGGGAGCAGTGGGCAGCGATTGTTGAAGAGAACAAAACGCTGGCAAATATTGACGCAGCGGAGGCTCCATCGGCTTGTCCAGTTGATGGGGCCATCCTCGACGTAAATGCCAATAACACGAGGAATTGTCCGATGGGCAATTACCGATGGCCTGAATAATTAAATAAGTCTGCCAGCAACTCTAGAAAGCAGGGGTAATGGCTAACTGGTACTGCTCACGAGAGCAGGTGAAAACGGCTGCACAGGTTGGCGGCCCAGATCGTCACGCGCAAATTGACCGGCTGATCGAAGCTGAGAGCCGACGGATTGACCGTGAGACCCGGCGAATATTTATTCCCAAGACGCAGACCCGCCAGTATCGCTGGCCCCTGCCGGGTAACGACTCCGGCAAGGTCTTATGGCTAGACTTTGACCTGATCTCGATTTCGACGCTTCAGACCAAAGCTCAGGACTCCAGCCCGACCACAATCTCGGCAAGCGATTTCTTCTTGGAGCCGCAAGCGTTCGGGCCTCCATACGACAGGATCGAGATCGACCTATCAAGCACCGCAGCATTTGAGGCCGGGGACACTCCGCAGCGATCAATCTCAGTTAATGGCTCGTGGGGTTATTCAGAGGACACCAAATCATCAGGGACCGTTGCCAGCGGCCTGTCAGCCAGCGCCTCGGCGACAACGATGGTTTGCTCGGACGCTTCGCTTATCAATGTGGGCGATGCGCTGCTAATCGAAAGCGAGCAGGTATTTGTCTCCGATCGTGACTTTGCTGCGCTCGATAGCATCCTGCTCAATGGCGCGCTCACGGCAGACAAGAGCAACGTGACCGTGACGGTAGACGGCTCCCACGGGATCGTTGCCGGGGAGATTATCCGGGTCGATTCCGAGCAACTATTTGTCTCGGCTGTCTCGACCAATAACCTGACGGTCCGCCGGGCATTTAACGATACCGTCCTCGCTGCTCATTCAGACGACACAGCGGTGCATATTAATCGGACCCTAACCATTGAGCGAGGGGTCAACGGAACTACCGCAGCGACCCACTCTGACAGCACAGCGATCAGTAAATACGAAGTGCCGTTTGATGTGAACGAGCTGTGCGTAGCCGCCGCCGTCAACGCAGTGCATCAGGAGTCTGCCGGGTGGGGCCGTGAGGTCGGCACAGGCGAGGGCGCTCGTGAGATGAGGGGCCGATCACTTGCCGAGCTTCGGCACGGTCTCGTTCGCCAGTTGAAGCGTACTCGGATTGGGGCGATTTGATCGGTTATGATCGGTATCGGATTGGGGCGATTTGAATGGTGATGATCGGGATCAAAGTCACAAAGATTAAAGGTCCGCTCTTTGCCCGCAACGTTATCAGGCAGGGCGTGCGTGGCGCAGTGAATGCAACGCTTGAGGCCACGGCTGAACGGCTCTCGGAGCAGCTTAAGTCAAAGCCAGAAGGTGTTTTTCTATCGGTTGCCGAAGCACAGGGAAGGCACAGCGTTGGCGACTATCGAAGGGATGTCGGCAAGACTAGAACAATGATCTCGGATTATAAGGCTATGATCACTGATGGCGGAGCTGTCTATGGACCGTGGCTTGAAGGTACGTCTTCCCGCAATCAAAGCACCCGGTTCAAAGGTTATGGCACCTTCAGAAAGACCGCCCAATATATTCAAAAAAACCTGCGGAAACTTATCGCGGTTCCGGTTGCCAGAATGAAGCAGAGGATGAGTTGAAGGCATGGCTTTCAAGATTAAATCTACGCTCCAAGCTGTCGAAAGTTATCTTCTGGCTTCGGGTTATTTTGGATCAAACGTCTCAGTCGGCGAGCCAAAGCAGCCGGTGGCTGGTGCGGAATTGAGCGCTGCAATTTATATGGGATCAACCACGGTGGCGGAGACAACGCTGACCAAGATTATCGAGCAGCACATGGTCACGATCCGCATTTACCGGGACATGCTCGCTGAGCCGACCGAATCGATTGAGTTTGAGCTGGGCGAAGTGTCGAGCGATATCCAGTCCGATCTCATCGGTGACTATGATCTGGGAGAAACAATCAGAAACATAGACATCGCCGGTATCTATGGCGCAGGCATGGGAGCGACTTGGGGTTACGTGGACCTCGGCGGCAAGATGTACCGGATAGTCGATATCAGCCTGCCCCTGATTGTCGATGACTCGGCAACGATGGCAGCTTAAACAATGGCAAAAGCAAAGACCAAATATCGTGTTCTCAATCCTCGGAACCTGCCGAGCGGGATTCCGATATTAACGATTCAAGAAAAGTCGAAGGCTGGGGTGGTACTGCAAGAGATTTCATTGACCGAAGGCGAGGTATTCATTCCGCCGGATGGAATGGCCGTGAAAGATTTATTGACAAGAGGGCAAATCGAGAGGGCATAAATGGCAAAATCGTCAGGCTTAGGCCAGAACTTTTACATTAACGGCTATGACATCTCTGGCGATGTGGGAGCCGTGAACACGGCGGCATCGCCGCGCGAAACGCTTGATGTCACGGCAAT